TAGAAAATGATTATTCGCATTTTCAAGAAAGACGTTTGCACCCGTTATATTGAGATTGAAGAAGAGGCGGCCTTGCCTCTCTTCAACCTCATTCTCCAATCGCTGGACAGCGATGAAGAGGTTGTGCTTTATTCAGACGACACAGAAGAACATGTTGTTGCCACAGGATGTTGAAAGGAGGTTCGCAAAATGAAAGAATACGAAAAGACAGGTATTGAAACAATGGAAATGGTTCTTTATAATATTTATAAAGATATAATCAATGCGGGAAGTGTTTCACGGCAAATTGTATTGAGAGCTGAAAAGGATGGAATGATTGAAGCCCTATCAATTATGGGGTACACGGTTTCCATTGATGTTGATACTGATTTGAGAGTTGAAGCCGTTCACGTCAGAAAAAATTAAGGCAGGGCTTGCGCCCTGCCGTTTTTATTTGATTTGCACAATAGCTGTGATCGTATTTCCGCTTGCGCCCCATTCCTGCACTGATTTATCGATATAAAATCCATAAATGTGAACGTGTGGGTTCCCATCGTGCATAATTATAGAACATGTATAATTTGCAGGCGCTCCGCTTTCAGTAAAGCTTGTTACGATAACATTCAAGATGTTATCTTTGGTTACGCCGCTATTGCTTGGAAAAGTAAACCCGCCGTATCCATCATCATATGAAAGCGTTAGGGTTTTTGCTGTAATCGTTCCGCTACCGCCCGTAATTGTAACCGCTCCCGTTTGTCCGTTTACGCTTGTAACAGGGTATGGCGGCGGATTATTTGTGTCATATATAGTGCTCTCTTTCCAGTTTTGCTCACCTTTCAGTCTACGCGTCCACTTCAATTTTGCAGGCGAAGATTTTTTATCAACATAAAAGATGATTTCTGTGCCTTTATCAATGCCTGTTTCTTCTACGGATATGCGGGAAATATACGCGTTATCATCTGTTTCATCTGGTAACCAATTAGTCTGTTTATTCGATGTGCTGTAAATTTGATGAATTTTTATTGCTCCTGTTTCTCCGCCAGCGTCTTTAAATTGAATAGGTTTATGCGGCGCGTTTGTACTCTGTAAGTATAACGCTTGTATTTCAGTATACCCTGCGTCAACGATACCAACCATGCGAAAGCCTGAATTATAGAAAGCTGTCCATTGTGCATCCGTTACAGAATTGAAAGAATTCTGTTGCATCAGTTGAATTTGCGCGCTACTCCCAGCAAGCACATGTGAAAGATCAAGATCGGCAATATTTTGTTTCACCGTTTGAATCTCGCTCACGTTGTCGCTTATCTGTTTATTGACGCTTTTTGCCTGATTAAACGGTATATCGTTGCCAGTTAGTTTGACATCTCCCTTATATCCGTTCACGGTTTTCACATAAACCGCGCTTCCAGATGGGTCAAGATTGTTCACCCTGTCAACGATTTCGTTTATTTTTTCCTGCATTTTGCAGACGGCTTCATATAGCGATATATAATTATTCATAATACACTCCTATTAAGAAAGGTTCAGCGCGTCATGAATTGCTTTAAGATCGTCGGTCGTAAGCGCGGGGTAATCTGCGGCGATATCTTCAAAATTTTCGCCGTTTGCAATGCGGATTCTGAAAGCGCGGGTCATAATGCGAAGTTTCAAAGCGTTCAAAGTTTTCATTATTTTTGTCCTCCAATTAAGTCGGCCATCATCAAAATTAGATCGTCGTTAGCAGATTCAAGCGCATTCATGCGCTCTTCGGTTGTCGGTGGTGGCGCGGGTCGTGAATCAAAGTCCGCGTTCATTTCTGCCTGTGCGCGCTGTGTAACCATTCCGTCCACAAGTTTATAGCGGTACACGCCGCGCTCATCCGTAAGCGGCTTTTGCAGATAGTTGTTCTGCGCGTGATGATAGCGGTCTCCCACGCCTTCGTCAATCTGCGTCCAGCCCTCGCCATTTATAAAAGCGTCGCTGTTGATTGCCGTCACGTGTCCAACATCATCCGTCTTAACCAAAACTTTATAGCTAGTTCTTTCCATGATATACACTCCTTATAATTCAGCCGTGATATAAATTGTGCCTTGTGGTGTAATCACGCCTGTTAGAATGTTTGTTTCTGGAATTACGCATTTAATAACTACTTGATTTGTATCGGCCTTGCTTGGGGTTGCGTTTTCTGTTGATGTATTTTGCTTATCGCCAAGAGTATAATAAAATTTGCCTGTTGGGTTTACTGTGGGTGCAACACGCATTGTTTGGATATGTATAAAACAATAAGCCGTTCCATTCACACAATAACCCGGAAATGTTTGTTTATTGGTTAAAACCACCTGAAAATACCGCTTACATTCGGCCAGTTCCGCCGCGTATCCCTTCGGCACATACGGCGGAATGGTATCCGCCGTATATTCGCCCTCGTAGAGCGCCGCCCAGCGGACGACCGCCGCCGTGCCGGTGCTTTCTGTGTCCGGCGAAATATACACGTTCACCACTTCGTTACCTGTCAGACCTTCCGGTTTTGTCAGCTTTAGCACAAGCGTCCGTTCTGCCGCGTCGCCATCAAAAAACGCCTCGCCAAAATTCAACGTGCCGTTTCCGATGTAGACAAACAGTCGGCACGCTACCGGGAAAACGCCGCGAACCGCAAGCGTCATCACGTCGGCAAATCGTTTCGCTTCGATACGCTGCTGAATGCCCGCCGTCCAGCTCGTTTTGTCCGATACGATTTTCAGCCCGTCCGCCACCTGTGAAACCGTCGCGCCTTTTGTCAAATTCCAACGGTCGATTGCATAATTAGCACTACCGTGCCAAGAATTCATCGGCAGTTGAAAAACGGGGCTAACAAAATCGCTATTATCTAGCAAATTATAAGGGTTCGTCTCTCTGAGTTGTTTAATCTGTTCAGCTTTCGCGGCGTTGATCGGCGCTTCAAAAATATTGACTGCGCCCGTCTGATCGTTTACGCTAACAACGCCGCTTGCGCTACCGCCTGCGATTTCCGAATATTCAACGCGTTCCGGGCTACTAAACAGATTGAAATGATACAATCTACACGTGCCGTCATCCTGATTAAAAGCACCCAGTCTTGCGCCAGCTTTACAAGCGGCAATCAATTCCGCTTGCGATAAATCTTCAATGCCGCCACCTTCCGGCTCGAAAACCGTTACAACGTCTTTAGTTTCTGCGCGGTTTACGCTCTTGACCGGGTACGGCGGCGGGTTGTCGCTGGTGTACACATTGTCGGGAAGGCTAATCACAACATTTCCCGTCATTCCGTTTACGCTCTTGACCGGGTACGGCGGCGGGTTGTCCTCCGAATATGCCCCTGCTACGGTTTCAAGCGCGGCATTGATTTCTTTGATCGCTTCCTGCATTTTGTTAGCAAGAATTCCAACCGCTTCATACAAGCTAATAGAATCGTCATCGATTGATGGAATCGTGATGTTCACACATAATTTGATGGGTTTAATTTGCTTATCAGCCATTAAAACACCCCCATAAACAGTTCTTCAAACTCATCAATCAACATTAGATTGATATTAAGGATAGCTTCCCTTTCCTTTACCTTCATTTCACTGTATGTCAGCCCAGATTCTTTACCACTCCATTTTTCCGTCTGATTTCCATTATGTGTACTGCTATTTTCGTTTGTATTGTTTACCGTTGATGCGCTATTGTCATCCAGATAACGATACTCGGAAACATACTTTCCCGCCTTCACGTTTTCAAGTTGCCCCTGTGGCGTATCGCTGTATAGATCGTCTGTCTGTCGGCTGTTTTCGCTTGTCTGTTTATTGCTTCCCTTTCCAGTCGTATTGTTTGCAGATATAACAGTTTTTTCCATGCTTACTGTATCATAGATATTGTATTTTTTCTGTTCGATTTCGTAAAGCTGTTTATATTTCGGCATCACGTCAATGAGTTTGCTTTTAAGCCGTACTTTCCACCAACCGAACGTTTCAACACCAATTTCGCGCGTGTAAAAATGCAGGATAAACTGTTTTTCAAATTCTAGCTTATCTGCTGAAAGATCGGAATAGAACGGAAAATCAAAATCGAAAATAAGCGGGGCTGATTCATTTATGATTGTATCAATTTTATTGAATCCTGCCGGTTCACTCTGTCCCGTCAGACTCTCCGCTATCCTCTGCAAGGATATCGTGTAATTCGACACGTTCTTCACCTCCCAGTCGTAACAAACCCGCCGCGATGCTTTCCACCGCTTCTTCACTATACTTTACGTCTACGGGGTTGTCAATATAATCAGCAAACATTTTGTTGAATTTTTCGCAGAATTGCTTCCTCTGGTTAAAGCGCGAATTTCTAGCCACGCGGATATAGCCAACATTCGCCGCGTTTTCGCCGCTGGTTACGCGCTCGGCCTTGATCGACACGCCAGAAAATACGCCCATATAGTTTAGGATTTCCGAAAGAAGATCGCGCTTTAGCTGTTGGAGTTTATCCGCAACATAAGGCGCGGGAGTGGGGACGACATTTAGATTGATATCTTCCATGCCTTTTTTGTTGATAAATACAGCCTGTTTTCCCTGTGCGATTTGCTGGTTAAGGTTCTTCACGCTCAAAAGCTGATCCTGAGTACACGCGTAAATGTACGGCGTTCGCTGGTTTCTGGAATTAACGTCAATGCTGATATCAATTTGGCTGAGCCGTTTTGCATACAGCTTTAGGTCGAACACGGCAGGCTGATGAAGCACATTATCATAACACGGCGCGCATTGCGTGAGCGGCACGTTATTTGTGTAGCCATTCAAGCCCCATACGATATATTCTGATGGATATCCGTAGATATTCAACCGATTTCCCGACTGAGACGGTAAGCATACAATGCCAACGTCTTTTTCATAGTAGGCGCAAACGCTTCCGCAATCAGCTAGCTGTGTCTCCATAAAGTATTCATCAATCGTAATCGGTAAATTTTCCCATTTAAATACGGAAGAATACAATGAATTCAGCAGGTTGAACCAGTGCAATTCTTGCGTCAGTTCCCGCGCCATTTCGCCGTTTTTGAATCGAACGGCGTTTACACCTTTTCCGGCCATATAATCACCCATTTCCTGTTATTCTGTTGTCGCGCGTGTAGTCGCCCACCCACGCGGGATTGTGCCAAATCGTGATACCCGTATTAAAAATAGCATTGATCGCTTCAATGGCGTATTGCGGAATTGAACCCTGTGCATCGCAACCAACGGTTTTCACATAGTTCCACGAAAAGCGGCCTGTTGTATTTGGAGTTTTTACTTGATTTGTTTTATAGCCAAACATAGAAAAGTAATTATCTATCATTTGAGCGTATTGCGGTGTAATTGTAACTTGATTTGCTGTATAAAGTTTGTGCGCAAGAGAACAATTATTTAGATCGTCTCCGGAATAAGACGCGCTTAAATTATTGATTTGATGTATTTGTTTTTCAGCCATATTGTCCAGTACGGTTTCAGCAACGTTTTTAACAGCATTTGCGCCAGATAATGCTGTGTTGGCAATACTTTGAGATTCGCTCATATTGATTCGCGCTATGTCATATCGTCTATTTGCGTATGCTCTATCAAGTTCACCTCGCTTAAAGTTGTAATTAGCACCAACACCCGCACCGACGACCGAAAGCGCGCCTTCAATCACAGATTTGGTTATAGCTGTTTTGTAACGCACTTGATTTTGCGCGTACCATGTTTTATAAGTGTCTACAATATAACTGCAATTAGGATAATTTGTAATAACCAATGCCGCGGCGGGAATAGGGTTGTTTTTATAATTTACTGGTCTTAACTGTGTGGAAAAATTTATTTGCATAGCGGCTTCAACAATAAAATCAGCGGAATTCCCAGCGAATAATTCATAGCTAAAATTTTGTTCTACGCCGTCATCGTTTGTTATGTTAAGAAATTTAAAAGGCGATGTAAATAATTTATTATTTTTAGGCACATACGAACCAGCAATGTTGGCATATGGTTTTGTTGCACTCCACTCCATTTTTGCAATATGATGCGGGTCAGCTAGGCATTTATTTACAAGATGTTGTGGCGCGGCAGTTATGGCAACGATTGAATCTTGATAACCCGCCGTTTGGATTGCTTCGACGCATTCACCACAAATAGCGGCGGCGGGGGTAAAATTGCCGGCAATCATTTTTCCTTTAATAACATTCAGGCAAAGACCTTCAAACACATAATTATTATAGTTATACTGACTTTGCCCCTCATATGGCGAAACGTCAATTTTTAGGCGTGTATCTTCTACGCTAATCACAAGAGAAACACCTGCGGCAATGATGAAACAAATATTGCTTTGTGAACCACAGTCAAAAATACCTGTTCCTTCTGTGATATACGGGCCAAGCTCCAACGATTCAGGAATTATATTAGAACCGATTTTGTCATTAAGTGTATGTTCTCTATCAATGAAACATGGATTCAACGTGTAATCAAACATCCATGTTTGAAGAACATCTTCCGAAAAGTAAATGTTGGTTACATCATTCGACACATATTCAATGTTCGTAATGAAGCCGTAGAACCACTTATTTTCAAACGAAGTGTTTTTGTATGCAATATAATTGCAATCATATAGCTGTTCAGTCGTGAGTGCAACCGTGAGAACGCCGTTCTTCCTTTGATAACTATATTTTTCAAGCTTGAATTTCGCTTTCGTAAGAAAATATGCGCTTTGCAATGTCGAATTTTCAAAATCTACTGTGTGAATATAATCGGACGATAGCGGCACGCCATGACAAATCAAAATTGTTGAATTAGGTGCAATATACGCCATACATTTTTACCCCCCTTTAATATTTTAGCTGTCGGAACGGGTGAAGGCGGCGTAACGCCTCCCAGATATTCAAACCATTTCAGCGCGTTTGACGGCCTGTTACCATAACTAGCCGCTTCTGAACGCTCATAATTACGGTAATATACTTTCGCCAGCTCTCCCGCGTTCTTCGTGCTTTTTTTGAATTCGTCGAACGTCATCTTGAAATATGTGCTATCGACTTTCCATCCACCAAGGCCAAGAGAAATATAATCAAGCTGTGGTTTCATTTCGCCTACTGTGCCGCCAGTTTGCTTATTTGTCGTATAGCCTTTTTGTTCTGCCCAGTAACCAAAAGTTTCGCCGTTCACACTTCCGTGAAATGTTTTAGGATCGTCCCATTTTCCTGTTTGATTATTAAATCTAGTATACCAAGGTGTCCATTGTGCTAGTCCATAGCCGTAATTTCCCCATTCATCCCATCTTTCTTTAGCAGTCGTTTCTACAACGTTCGGGTTCAATCTGCTTTCGGCTTGCCAGTTTCCAAGCATGGCCGCAACACTATTTAATGTAAAACCTAACGCGCCCAGATATCCCCATATATAACGCGCATTTGTTTTTTGTTTATCCCCAAAATTATCATATAACACGTTGAATTCATTGTAATATTCAGGCATAAACAGAATTTCCCGCCGCACCACGCGGCACGGCGGGAAACCTCCTTTCTTTAGGAAACGGTAACAGTTGCAGTTTGGGTGATCGTCTGAGCGCTCGGACACTTTGCGGTTACAGTGATCGTTGTGGCGCTCTCTTCGCTGTCAACGTGCAGAAGTCCGGTTGCGGTGATGTAAGTACCACCGTTTTTCTGTCCGCTGATTTCCCAGTGTACGCTCTGCTGTGCGGCGCTCGGCGTTACAGTCGCGGTAAACTGCTGGTTGCCTCCCTGCGGAACGTTCGGCACGGCGGGAGTGATCGTGATAGCCGTCGGCGCGGTAAGCTCACCCGTTACAAAAGCAATGGCGTTACTGAACGGGCTGACGCTGTAAGTCATCCAGCGGTGGAGGAAATACTGCCAATACAAGCCCTGTCCGTTATAGTTCTCGGTAAACTTTTCCAGATTCGTGTAAATTTGGAAAAATTCATCATCAACAAGCAAGCCCAGCATATTGTCCAGACCGTCGCCGAACGTGTCAACCGTTACATATGTTCCCGCGATAAAATCCGCATACTGGAGATTAAACGCTTTCGCAAGGGAATTGACATCCAGCACGGCGGCGACATCTGCTCTGAGAATAAGCACCTGCCGCGGCTTCTCGGTAAAGTTTTCAACACCAAAACAGTTGTACAGATCGGAAGGGAATTCAAGCATGTTGGAAATGCCCTTGATCATCGTCACAATCTGGTCAGCGTTCGCGGCAGTCGCGGCGGGAACAGTTACCTTATAATAGTACGGCGCGTAGACGTTCATAAGCTTCTTCGTGCAGTAGAAGATATCACGATTCGCCGCGCCGTACATCGCGTCAACGATTCGGCCAATAAGCGAACGCATGCCATTGTCACTGAGGAAAGAAGCATACAGCGCGTCATACTGAATCGTGTTCTTGTAAAACACTTTGGAATTGCGGCGATGGAAAACGGCGTTGATATCCGGAATTTCCCTCTTGTACACTTCGTTTTCGGCAATGCTCGGATTGTATTCGTGAGCATTTGCCATGTTCACATAGATTTCTTCGATGGTGTCGCCGAAACGGTTCGTTCCCTTGATAAACTTCTGGTAAGGATTTCGGAACATGCGCGACGTGAAGCGGGAAGCGGAAATGCGGTTGACAAGCGCGGCTACATAATCGTTTTGAAGCTGAACGGACGACATAACCGCATCAGCGATTTCTTCCAGATTTTCGTTGACCGCCGCCGGAATCGCCCTCTGATAGTCAAGACTAGCATGGGCGCGAATGTCATTCAATACATTAGTGATATCAGCCATTTGTTAAACCCCCTTAAAAAATTCGTCGATAATTTCGTCGCTCGTTCTCGTGCCATGGTCTACGGCGGGAACATGATTTCCATTGCTTCCTTCTTCCTCGGACTCCCTGCCGCCCCAGAAGCGCTCTTTAAATCGCTTTCGTTCTGCATCGAGTTCGGCCTGCAATCCGTTCAGCACGTCGTCTGTTGCATACCCTTCCATAATGCTATCTACCTGTGCAATAATTTCCGGGTCAGTGCTTTCTCCAACAAGCTTACCAAGCGCGGCTTTCAGCTCGTCTTTAGTCATTGCCATTCGCGTTTACCTCCCTTCTGATTTCATCGAGTAGGTTATAAACCTGTTCGATATAATTGTTTAAAATTTCTCGGTCATAGGTTGTTTGTCCTGTCGAAACGTCTACTTTATCATTGATCGTTTTCTGGAATTCCGGTACAATAAATTTCGACGTTGCAACATAATTAAAACCGCTTTTTGCAATGGTTGTTTCACAAACCGTCTTTCCTTTGTGCGGTGAATGAATAACAATACCGTTTCCCGCGTAAATCCCGCAGTGTGAGCAATCGCCGTTCTTATCGTTATATTTGAGAACGATTGAACCAATGCCGCAATTAGAATAGTCAACGGCGATTTTATCACGGGTTGTAATGTATTGATATTTGCCTCTGTTGGAAAAGCTCTGAAACAACCAATTCGTGCCTTGACATCTGTATGTCTTATTGCCGTTTGGGCTGTTCCGGATAACATTGATTATTAGCGCGTTACAGTCCATCTCTTCATAAGGTGTTCCGATGTAACTTCTAGCAGTTTCAACTGCATCTCTTCCCGCAATCATTTTTGCGCTTTGAGATGGGAACAAAGTTCCTGCATCACCTTCGTGTTGTTGTCAATCGCTTCACGAAGGTTCTCATAGTTATATTTCTTGTTTTCCTGCGCCTGCTTCTTGTTCCACACGATAAACCACGCCATACCAACACACGCGGCAATAGGAAAGCCGCAACCGTTGATAATTTGAATGATCGTTTGCACAACATCTGCCGTCATGCTGTTCACCTTCCTTTCATGTTTATTATATATCATATTCTTTTGGGAAGTCAATCATCTTTTCACAATCTTTAGAAAAATGTTTTTGCAATGCTGGTTTTCAAAGTAAAGCTGACCTGCCGCAAACGCGTCAAGAATTCGCTTGATAACGATTGATTTGTAATTTAGCAGAAGCTGATTCGTCCCGACTTCTGAAAAGTCGAAGGCATAATTGATTGTCGCGCCTTTGCAATCCGGAGATAGCGTATATTCGCCGTAATTCGGCGATTTCCAAACGCCGATTTTAACCCCCGAAATGGTGAGTGACGCAAGAAGCCTTGAACCGTTCGGTTTCCTCCTAATATTCGTTGCGTCATCCATTCGAGCGCTGTTTTCAAACGCGTAATCAAAATATTGTGTGCCCTGCAATACTTTACCGCGCCGCGTGTTTGCCTTATACGCCGTATATTCGCTCATGTTAAGATTCTCTGCGTATATGTCACCGTGCTTATAGATTCGCGGCGAATTCGGCGTGAATCTGATATTATAAAACAGGAAATACGGGTTTACCTGCGTAACGTTGTTTGAAAAAGCATAGATCGGCACTTCACGCAAACGTGCTACATTCTCAATCAAATCTTCAAACATTTCCGGCTCATTCGGCAGGTATCTATAATTCGACTTTCCTAAAATAAATTCATCAAGAAAAATCTTTGTTACATCTGTGTAACTGTTTATGCCTTTATCTACAATACCGCGTGAAACACATTTAAAATACCCGGCAGGCATGCCGTTTATAAATGCTGTCTGATTCTTGATTTCAAACTCAACATCTTTATATTTGTCTTTCTTTTCCTTCCACAGATCATCATAAAATGATTGTAGTTTTTTATTTTCTATTTCCTTGTCATAGCGCCTAGCATACACAAATTGTTCGCCAGTCGCTAAAAAATCATCTGTTGTCGTCTCCTTGATCGAAAACGTTTTGCCGCACCCACGCGCACCGATAAAAAAATTATAAAGATATCCCATTTTGTAATATTTGCGGATATCGAAAAACATTGACATATTATCACCTCATTAAAATAAGGGGAATATTTCCGCACCGTAGCACGGCGCTTGACATTACGGCACGACTTAACGCGGCTTACCCGTAAATGTTAGAAATATTGAACCCCTCAATTAGATTATACCATAAGCCCAATATTTTGTCAACTGACTTTAATTTCATAAGTCGTCGGGTTAAGCACCGTTCCACCCGCTACACGCTTCGGCTGTAATTTTCCGCCATATTTCGCACCACCTCTAAAATTATCCCACGTTACATATTTATAACCGCCAGCGGGCAAACCTGCCACGGTAACTTTCATAAACCGATATCCATTCTCTGTTTTTCTACAAAGATATGGGAATTCAAGCATTTTGGAATTGTATTCTTCTTCGGTTATAATTTCATCTTCAATATAACATTTCTGACGGATAAAGCGCGCACGTTCAAACTTGCTTTCGCACTTCCACGCACCTAGCCTATAATCATCTACTTCCAAGCAATCGGGAATATCTGTCCCCTTTATATGGATGGAATCTGTATCGCTGTACAGATATCTATCATACACGCTTTGCGCAGAACGGATTGTTTTATTTCGGGCAATGGCCGTGATGAAAGCACCGATTGGAACATAGATCGAATCGCGCTCTTCGTACTCTGTTTTATGGTAATGCACAACACCATCTTCTCCCAAATATGGGATAGCGCTTCGCACATATGGCGACGTTGCAAATTTGCCGTAAAGTGAATTCAGATATAGCTTCGCGATTGCCCTTAATCCTGCGTTTTTGTCCTTTGTGGCCTGTATCTTTATATCTGTCCAATAATCAATATACTGGTCAAACATTCCACTTGCGCCTTTAAACTTCCATCCGTTTACATACTCCATTTCATACACGTCATAATTTTCCAAAAATAACTGTAAATCAATGTTTGTTAGCGTGAGTGTTATAATCTGGTTGTTACTGCTTTTAAGATATTCTGTTGGCACAAATGATAGATTATGCTTTAGCTGTATCATCGGTATTTTGTTTGGCTTTAGCTCAAACTGACAACGCAAGCGTTGAATATAAAGCGGGTGCATTTTATCCTCTTGATATTGCCCACTAAAAAATACCGGTCTGCCATACGGCAACACATTCGGGCTATGCATCGCCCATGGATAAAGACTATTCACATCAAAGACTAATCCTTCGCCTATATCAACTTCCTTATAGATCGGATTCAGATATGTGAATCCTCCCTTGTATGCGGCTCGAATATCTTTATCAACAATAACGTCAAGCTTCGGAAAAATCTTCCGGAATTGCTTTCTACCTCCAACCATTTCATAATATTTGTTTAGTGCATTGCTTCCGATTGTTAAGCGGGTTGTCCCGCTCTCAAACAAATCTGCCAATGCTTTTGATACAATGGTTATATCTGCTTTCAAATATTCCTTTTCTTCGCTGGTCAATTCATGCCCAATTTCTCGGATTTCATTATAATCTATTTCTAGCTTACTGTCCGGTAACTTAAATGTTTTGGCAATTTTCGCAACGCTCATGTTTAACAATTTTTGGCTGTCGCGTATTTCAATAATGTTTCTTTTCGGCACAATTTCGCTACAAATGTGCATTGTATAAAATTTCCCGTCATCAGATATAAGCGTTGTAAACTGTCCGTCAAGCATTCCTTTCGTCGATTCTACCCATTCAAAACCATTCCGGAACAGCCAGTTAATAATAAAATCTGTGTCAAATTTAGCGTTATGGAAGTATAAACACGGATTCTTTTGCTTAAAACACCATGCCATGAAGCCGTTAATATCGTTTCCCATATGGTACTCACGCGGATTTTTTGAAACTTCACATACACCCCATGCCCATACGCGGCAATCGTCGGGCGTCGTCGTCGTTTCGAAATCTGCTGAGAATACCATATTATCACCCCTTTCCTGTTACATGCTCAACCGCTCGGTCTAAATCCTCTATAAAGCTATTATAACGTTCTTGTAATGTACTAGGATCGCTGTACCAAAAATCCATTGCCAAATACTCATACATTCCTGTTATCATATCAAAGGATTCATACGGAATTTGTTCAAGTTTTGAATAAATTTCATCTAAATCAGCCATTTCTCCAAACAAATTATAAATTCCGGCCATATAATTGCTATAATATGTCTCACTCTTTCTTTGCTTTTCTTCTTCACTCGTTTCAGACTCAAGTCTTTTTGCGATTCTTTCAAACTCTTTTTGTCCTACATTTTCTATGTTTAATTTGATCGGGCGTGTTTGTGTTTCAATTTCGCTTCCCATTAAACCCGGTATTTGTTCCTCTGGTAACAACGCTCTACGCTCTGCGCGTCTTTCTTCTGCCTGTTTATGCTGTCTCCTTATTTTCTTTTCTTCAAATACGCTATAAGCCGCGCCGCCTGTATGCGATTTCTTTACAAGATCGCTAGGCCGCATCAGGTTACGCAAATCGCGCATAATGTTCTTCACGTCTGCATACGCCATTTTGTCAAGCTGTTTCAACGTCGGTATGTAAACATCATATAACAATTTATCCTTGTATATGGCTTTCGCTTCGTTCTTTAAATATCTAGCATTTGCCAACGTCTTTTTGTATGATTCGCGTTGGCTTCTCTTTAATTTTGCCATAAACAAACAGGGGTAACGCATTCGTTACCCCTGTTCACCTCCTTACTTATTCGCGACAACAAGCGTCAAAATCTGCCGCTCGCCGTTACTTACCTGTTTGACCTTGCACGGCACGCCCTTTTCCCACGTGGGCATACCAAACACAGTAAACAACCGTTTCAGGCTGTTAAAGATACCTGTGCTCACGCACTGATAGCTCTTGCCCTCCGTGTCAATCAGGACAACACGCGGCGCTTCACTCGTTTCGCCTGTGTCCTTATTCGTGCATTCCACGATTTCGCAGTACACATCACGAATCTTGATGATTTCGTTAATGTGATTTCTCAAACGTTCATCGGGAGAGGACATCGCATTGAAAATCTTTGCTTTGTCCTCAAACGTTTCGGCCATGATCGAGCAATATGCGGGTTTCTGGTTGCCCTGCTCAAAAATGTTCATTTCCTGCTCTTCGACGTTCATAAGCTGGTTATTCATATTTTAACCCTCCTGTTCGCATGCCTTGATAAAGTTTTCAAGACTGACTTTGTACTCTTTTTCACTGTGCTGAACGCCCGTTACAATGTAATCGGACGAACGATATTCTTTCAGCACATAACGCGCCGCCGCGTCTTTTCCGACTTTTCGGCCGATAACTTCAATCGGCTGTTTCGGTTCAACCGTCAGCTCACCGTTTTCACCTCTTTTCAGAAAACCGACGTTAATAATTGTGTTCGTAATCTTTCGAGTGATTTTTTCCATTTACGTTCCTTTCTGGTTGTATAGCCTTACCATGCTTTTCTATAATTATAACACAAAATTGTGTTATATGCAATACTTAACCCTCTTTATAGTATGAGCAATTTATTCGATTTTTCACGTGCAGAAAAGCTATTGCTTTCGTTTCAGTCCTGTAAATTTCGGACTGCTTGACAGTGGGATTATTCCTAAAATCCCTTGCTTCTGCATCACGATATCCCTTGAATCGGCTATCGAACACCAGAAAACGCACGTGACGGCCTTCTTTTTCTTCTTCCTCTTGTACCCTCTCCCACGTCTTGAAAAATTCTATCATTTCCAACACCCACTTCCCTTAAACCATTCTGTCGGACAATCCACGCGATAATACACAAAACCATAATATCGCTTCATGCTCATAAAGCCCTGCTTTTTCTTCTGCCGCTGAACAGCAATGATATAGTTCAGATATTCATTTTCTTCTGTCAGCGTAAAGTCAAAGCCCACGCATACGCCATTTTCCAAGATCATATCTCCACAGTATGCGTCGAAAATGAATTTCGCTAATGATTTGCTTATCGTCATAAAACATCGCCCCCCTATCTCATTGTAACAAATAAGCCGCAACAAGTATACCAGCAATAAAACCTCCTTCAAAAGCGGCTATGCCAACTAACATAATTATCATCACAATTTCACCTCCTTTTTCCCATCTCGTCAAGAATCCACCAAACTAAACAACCAACTAAAACCACTATAACGAAAGCCAACACGATTGCAAAACAACTTATCATAATTTGCAATTTTAAAGCTAAAATGTTACATACAATCTCCACTAAATTTTCAATCATGTTTATTCAACTCCTTTCCAAATAGCGACATGCTCTTCGACTACAACATCAACAATATTCCCTTGATCGTCACGTTCGATCTTAACATCATATCCTAAATTCGTTAGGAATTTAATAGCGGAATCACGCGTTTCATATGCTTTGAAAAAATCAGCCATAAAAATTCTTACCATGTAAAATGTCAATTCTGATTGAGAAATTTTCATTTTCATTCCCTCCCTTTCAGCACCCTGCAGCGACAACGTGTTCTTCGTTGTCGTCGCTGTACAATACGACTTCTTCATCGCTGTCCAGCGATTGGAGAATGAGGTTGAAGAGAGGCAAGGCCGCCTCTTCTTCAATCTCAATATAACGGGTGCAAACGTCTTTCTTGAAAATGCGAATAATCATTTTCTA